TCTTCTGCGGCAGGAGCTGCTACGCTTAATAACAAAGCTGTTATTACTCAGGTAGACGCCGTTGCTGGTGGAGCTTTTAGTATTAACGTAGCTTACTATGAGGCTGGCGGTCAGGCTGCTGGTATGAACGCGTCTGCTGCTTGTACCATCTTCGTTTATGGTTCGGAGTTTGCCAAAGGCACAAATGGTATGGTTGGTTCTTTGGAGGCTGAGGACAACTTCTTTGAGAATAAGCCAATTATCTTGAAGGATAAGTACGCTGTCAACGGTTCTGATATGGCTCAAATCGGTTGGGTTGAAGTAACTTCTGAAAACGGAGCTACTGGCTACCTATGGTATTTGAAGTCTGAGCACGAGACACGTCTTCGTTTCGATGACTACTTGGAGACTTCTATGATTGAAGCCGTCCCTGCGGAAGTAGGCTCGGGTGCTTTGGCAGCTTTGAGTTCTCAAGCAACAGCTGGAGCTGCTGGTAACACCGCCGCAGGTTCTGAAGGTGTGTTCTATGTAGTTAACAACCGAGGAAACGTATTCCAAGGTATCCCAACTACATTGACTGAGTTTGACACTATCATCCAGCGATTGGATAAGCAGGGTTCTATCGAAGAGAATGTAATCTTCGTTAACCGTGACTTCTCATTCGCTATCGACGATATGTTGGCTGCTCAGAACTCTTACGGTGCAGGCGGTACTTCGTACGGCCTCTTCGACAATGACGAAGAGATGGCGTTGAACCTGGGCTTCCGTGGCTTCCGACGTGGTTATGACTTCTATAAGTCTGACTGGAAGTACTTGAACGACCCAACTATGCGCGGTGGTTTGAATGGCGGTAAGGTAGACGGATTGTTGGTGCCAGCTGGCTCAACAACTGTATACGACCAGATTATGGGTAAGAACGCTAAGCGACCTTTCCTCCACGTTCGGTACCGCGCTTCAGAAACTGAAGACCGCCGTTACAAGACTTGGATTACTGGTTCTGCTGGTGGAGCACGTACTAGCGACCTCGACGCTATGGAAGTCAACTTCCTGTCTGAGCGAGCTGTATGTACGCTCGGCGCGAACAACTTCTTCTTGTTCCGTGACTAATCTATGAAAGGGAGGGGGCAGTAAAACCCCCTCCTTTTTTTTCTTATAAATTCTTAATTCAATAAAATGAAAAAACAAGCTCAACTCGTAGACAAAATCTACAAGCTTAACCGCGACGTGGCACCGTTAACTTTTACGCTGTCTTCCCGCAACACTTCTCGTAAGCCGCTTATGTATTTTGACGGACAAGTCAATCGCGCTTTACGGTATGCTCGCAATCAGAAAACTCCATTCGAGGACGAGCAAGACGGAAACTTTATTTTAGAACCAATCGTCTTTGAAGACGGGTTCCTTTCGGTACCAAAAGAAAACCAGGTACTACAGCATTTTTTGAGTCTGCACCCTGACTCAGGCTCTACCTTTTCTGAAGTCAATAAAGAGAAGGACGCTCAGGAGGAGCTAGACTATATGGTTGTCGAGGCGGACGCTTTGGTAGCTGCGCGTAAGATGAGTGTTACGGAGATGGAGATGATTGCTCGGGTTCTCCTAGAGATTGACCCTAGCAAGCTCTCTTCTGCTGAGCTCAAACGCGATATCTTAATCCTAGCTAAGCGATACCCTTCTGACTTCTTAGAAGCGCTAGAAGACCCCTCTTTGGACCTGTACGGCAAGGTGTCATTAATCCTTGACAAAGGTCTTTTGGGTATGCGTAATAACGGACGCGACATCCACTTTAACTTAAAAACCAATAAGAAGCGTATGATGACGGTTCCCTTTGGTGAGGACCCGAAGTCTGCTATCGCGGCTTACTTGCAGAGCGATGATGGTATCGAGGTCTTGAAGATGCTTGACAAACAGCTAGAGTAATTTTTTAAAAGCCTTATCTTTGGTTTTTATTCATCCATTAACTTTTTTAAAATGGTAAAATTTCTCAAGGTTACAAACGCGCCTAAAACAAGTCAATTAATTAGCATTAATGGCATCAAAGCTGTCGGTACAGCAAGCGCAACAGCAACTTCCGTTACTGTAGATTATGTAGACGGAACCACTACAACTATTACTACAGCTGCTCAAGTGGGCTCTGATGTGTATTTAGCTATTGTAAATTCAATAGAGATTGCCTTAGCAACAAGTTGGCTAAAGCCATATTACGAATTGGAGTTGCCTAAAGCAATTACAAGTATTGTAAATGCGTAATTGACTTAATTGTATTGAACAGAAAGGGGTCACAATTTGTGGCCCCTTTTTTTGATTTATCTTTGTCAAAAGCGTCCCTATGATAGATTCGGTAAGAAATACAGTATTGTCGATACTGAACAAGAATAATTTCGGCTATCTCTCTCCAGCAGATTTTAATTTATATGCCAAGCAGGCGCAGCTCGAGATATTCGACCAGTACTTTTACGATTATAACTACCAGATTAATAAGGAGAATATTCGGCAGTCTGGTACAGGCTATGCTGATATATCAAGAAGCCTCGAGGAAGTCATCGACACCTTCTCTACGGTAGCTAATTTTACTACCAATCCGTTTGCGCTTCCAAATGACTACTACCTTCTCAACAGGATTTTGCCCCAAGGAAGTAACTACGAGATGGAGCAGGTATCAAACTCAAAGATTAACCTCCTTCTTTCTTCGTACCTCACTGCTCCTTCGTTAAGTTTTCCTGCATACGTACAAAACGGGAATAACGCCACGGCATACCCCGACACTATTACTTCAGGAACAATCCAATACATTCGCTATCCGCTTGCCCCTAACTGGACGTACTCAGTCCTTACGGCGGGCGAACCTGTATTTGACCAAGGGCAAGCCGACTACCAGGACTTTGAGTTGCCTGCTGATGACGAGCCTCGGTTGGTAAATAAGATTTTAGAGTATTCAGGGGTATCGATACGTGAGATGGATGTGGTAAATTATTCACTGGCACAAGAACAGCTAGACGACCAAGCAAGCAAGTAATATGGCATACCTAACTCAATACCAATACTACGAAAACGATGGCGCTTCACCTGAAGACGCGAACTGGGGCTCCTATCAATACGTGAGCCTGCGCGATATCGTCAGCAACTACCAGCTTATGTACAGCGGTAACAACGAGCTCGTCAACGAGAAGTCTCGGTATAAGATTCTGTTTCACGCTAAGCGAGCTATACAAGAGCTGAACTACGACGCATTTAAAGAAATTAAGGTATTGCAGCTTAACGTGTCGGACGACCTGCGGTTTATTCTTCCAAGCGATTACGTCAATTGGGTCCGTCTTTCTATGTTTAAAGATGGCGTGGTATTTCCCTTGACGGAGAATATACAGGTTACCAGCGCTCAGGCGTACCTACAAGATTCAAACAATCGCATTTTATTTGACGAGACAGGAGCGGCGTTAAAGCCAGAGTTCTCGCCTATCGATGAGGCCCGCCTCAATAAAACGTTGAAGTCTATGTACCTCAACGAAAACAGCCCGTATAACGGTTATGAAGGGTGGTGTATCGATGGGATGTGGTATTTTGACTTTCCTGTAGGGGGCGCTTGGTTTGGTCTTAACACAGAGACTGCCAACGCTAATCCCACCTTTCGAATTGACGCTAAAGCGGGAGTTATAAATTTCAGCTCTGCTATGTCGGGGGAAAGCTGCATCCTTGAGTATGTAAGCGACGGTATGGAAGGCGGTGATGACTCTTTGATTACGGTCAATAAACTTTTTGAAGACTACGTCTATGCGTATATTTCTTACGCTTTGCTAAACTCACATATGGGGACGCAGGAGTACATAGTAAATCGGGCTAAAAAAAATAAATCTGCTTTACTGCGCAATGCTAAAATTCGTATTAGCAACATACATCCTGGGCGTCTTTTGATGAACTTGCGCGGACAAAATAAGTGGATTAAATAATGGGCAACGTAAAGAGACACTTTATCAAGGGGCGTATGAACAAGAGCGTCGATGAACGCCTTGTTCCTAATGGGGAGTACATTAACGCTTTGAATGTACGTCTCGGCTCTACTGAAGGCTCTGAGGTAGGCTCTGTAGAGAATTCCAAGGGAAATACTAAGCTTACTACTTTACAGTATAAAGGTGTTGATTTAAGCGAAGTAGCCCAGTGTATTGGCTCGTTTGAGGACGGCGTCAAAGAGAC